CGGAGAACAGCATTCGCTGCGACGTTCTCGTCAGCATCTCGGTGTAGCTGATTCATTTTCTGGGAGAACGCCTCCGACTGCTGAAGGAACCTCTGGTAAATCTGTCCAGACTTGTTCGCAAAAGATTCAAGTGCGATCTGACGGTTTCTCTCGAAAGCCGCACGTTGTGCTTTATTCTGGGCCGAAGCCGCTTGACTTTGCTGGACAAAACCAGCCACAGCCTGTACGCCCCCCAAAACCGCCATTGATGTAGGTTCACACATTCTTAATCTTGGCAAACTCGTAAAACGGCTTGCCCTCCTCTCCATACTTAGGGACCTCTCGAAGGAACGAGAAGCCTAACCACCTTAGCCACCTTATGTGAAGACTGTTGCGCTTGTCCACGCAATTCCACAGCAAGGTGAAGGGGTCAAACACAGTAGATAGATAGTCCTTTGAGTGGGATATAAAAGCTCTCTTGTTGCTTATGATGTCGTTCGTGCCAGCCAACCACACCGCACCTACGTGTGCGTGGGTAGGTTCAGGAACAGCACCAAAGATACAGGAAGGCTTGTCATTTATCATCCCCACATAAGGAACAAGGCTCACCTCCATTCCATAACTAAGTGCATCCTCTGGGTGAACATCAGACCCAAGGACTGCCCTCATCTCTGCTTTGTCAGCGGCCCTGAGATTGCTTGCAATATAAGGTATGTCATCATAATCGGCCACTCGAATATGTACGCTCTTGTTCATGCCTGTGTTCTCCCCGCACGAATATGGAAGAGAACCTCAAACTCTGCACTCAGTAAGTTTGATGGGAGCGGGGAATCGTTAGACACCGTAAGGACAACCTCGTCATTCTTTGAGTTGACGGGGAAGCTAAACGTGCCCGATTCCAGCGGGACCTCCCCCACAGTCAAAGTTCCACCACCAAGAATCTGAGCGTTGTACTTGTACGTGTACGCCGTCCGATTGAGGGGAGTAACACTCACTTTGAAGAAAGAAGTTTTATTGAAACTGAAGGAGCCCCTACGTATCTGTAGTCTCCCTTTATTTATTGCATTACGTGCGCCTGTGTCCTGCCACCCGTAGTTTCCAGCAGCACCCTCATGGATGTACTGGTCTGGAATTGTAATCTCCATGGTGTAGGCCTCTCCGACCCAACACGCTACGCCCTCCTGATTGCCGAGGACTTCAATGGACCCTGAGTCCTTAGAAGTAACTGTAAGCATGTGACCGTCAGTTGTTATTACCTCCATGGGCTCTGTCCCAGCCATCGGGTAACAGGTGAAGGTGGTGGTTCCTGTTGATGCGGAGTAAGTTCCACCAGCAGGGGTCACAGCAATGCGCCTGTCAAGTGTGGTCACGTAGCTTGATCCTACGTCCACTCTCCCTGACTTGAAACCTATCATATCTACAAACCAACCAGAGCTTCGCTTGCTTATGATGTACAAGTTGTTGTCATAGAAATGGAGGGAACGAACATCTGCCCCATGGAAAGAGAACTCACACCAAGCAGCCTGTATTCTCTGGCCGTTTCGTGAGTACGTTTTGAATAAATGTACGGTTGAATTATCGCCTGAAGCTGCTGTTCCTAAGACGGCCAGTACACCTTCGCGCTCCAAAGCTGCCATGTCCTGAATGGGACCACGGATGTAGTAAGGAACGTGAGCTGTTATTTCCTCTTCCACGAGGAGGTTCTGCACTTCACGTGACGCTCCATATTCAAACATCCCTATGTAATCACCGCGAGTGAATGGAAGATATAGACGGGTTCCCATTGCAGCAGGAGAGATGCTGTTATCTACCGTAAGCTGGCTACCTACCATGAACTCGGCAGATTGAGCGGAAAAAGGTTCATTACCTCCCGCACCAAGAACCAACTGGAGGCTTCTACCTGAACAGTAGAGGACATCCCCGAAAGGAAAGGCAACTTCTAATACAGATACGGTGGCGTGACTACTTGCTAAATCTATCGTAGCGGAGGCAAGGAGTTGAGTGACTGTGTTGAGAAAGAAGTTAAAGAACTCCCCCATCTCACTGAGTAGTACGTTCTCCCCCGACAGGAACACCAACCTGTTCTTAAAGAAGGAAACACCGTTAATGGTGTTTCCGATGAACGAGGGATCTTCGTTTGTCAGCGTGTCCCCGACCTCCCTTTGACCCCACGTAAAGTTGGGGTAGGGAGAGACTCGCTTTAGCGTCCCATAGGAGTCGAAACCCGCTGTCCTTGTAATGTCGGTAATCTTATCGCTGGGGTCCAAGCCTTCATCAGAATACAGGTTAATGACTTGCTGCCCAGCCGTGTTGGATACGTGCTTTGCGTAGTAAGTGGTGAAGGTTGATACACTAAAATCGTTGGTAACAGAAGAGAACCATACTGGATCCCCATCAGCTAATAGAAACACGGAGGAGGCCGCGGGGGAGGTATCCCCCGCAACAGCGATGGTGACTTCATCGTCTGTTTCGTGTACACCAATCACTTCATTACTCATCTCTCCCGCTTCAATACACTCAAAGGACCCGTCAGCTCCTCGAATTAGAAGGTGGGGCATTGTTGACGGTTCAATCTGGAACTCAATCCCAGCCTTGGCTACTTCCTTCCAATGCCCAGAAGATATTTGCCCAGCCGTATCATCGGCAACAAACTGAACGTAGTAGTCATCCACCCCCGTCCCCGGCTCGTTGCTGACCTTAAGACGGAAACCGTCCTTGGCGTGGCTTGGAAGTTCTGCGAATGTGTCCGATGTATCCTTGTACACAGATACAAGAGAGTTCCCGGCAGAATCCGTAACTGTCAGGTCAAAGTCTTCCCCGTCCAAGGTGCTGACGAGGAGAATGTTACCCGAGTTTTCTCCCGACCCCCCCTCCATCCCGGTAAGCTGTATATTCTCAAAACCAGTGAGGACGCTGTTCGTCCCAACAGACCACAATTCCACATCAGCCCCTGCCGCTAAGGCCGAGCTGTTATGAAACCTAATCAACCCCGGAATAAGGTTATTCCCCGGACCCGTGTAAGTTGGATCGTGTGGGAGTAACCCGAGCTGACAAGACGTAGGCGTCACGTTATGTACGTAAAAACGGGACGCAGGCGTGGCAGTAACAATTGGCCCTAAAGCCAGCCCCACTGTCATAAGGGGACCGAACGTCGGCCACGTTTGAGTTCCAGTTCCGTCCAGCTTAAAGTATACGGCTTCACCATTTTGGAGGCCCGTAAAGCTTCCAGTGATTTTACCATACGTGTCAAAACCAACCGCATCTTCCTCTTGAACGTCATCGCCCATTATTTTCGCATAAATGGCAGCAGTTAATGCTTGGGTCGAGGCACTGGTCTCGCTTGTTGGAGTCGTGGAGACACCATTAAATGTCACCACAACCGCTTCATCTACCGTGCTTGCGAGTGAGCCCCTCACAAACATCAAAGCCATTGGTGAAGGTTCTTGAGAGGTCGTCGCATCCATCTCAACTGTTTTAGAAGTGTTGACGATGTATGTTACATCTGCAATCGTTTGGAACTTATAATTCCCTGCCGCGCTGCTTAAATACTCGTAAGCGGAACGGCTAAGTTTGACAGACTTTTCCTCCAACGCACCGTCTGCCAAATCCCAAACACGTAACCGCCTGCCCTGTGTATCGTCGGGGTTAACAGCAACTACGTACCGCTCATCTTCTGAGCGATCAATGAAGTGAAACTCTGGAGTGTCCCCGTCCCAGTTACTGCCCACATCCATCTCACCGTAATGCTCAGTGGGGGGCCTCTTCTGGAGCCCCTCAACCAGACTCGGCCAAGCATTGCCCATGGAGGATAACTGTGTCTTGTGCTTGATAGTGTCTGGCTGCTGAGAAACACCACCAGCCAGAGAAGGAATAGAATAGGAAACAAGGCTCACAGTACGTTAGGCCTCCCCTGCCTGTTAATGACACGGTACACATCCCAGCTATCAAAGATGGAATGGTCTGCCATTTGAGAGTCCCAATTCTGGGCGGCTGTAAGGGCCTGAAACTCTTGCATCATGTTGAAGGAGTGCTGATCCCCCGACCCCACCGACCTGTCACAGAAAAGCCTCCCGGCCCTCATCGTGATGTAGTGCCTCATTATTTGAGGGACCTCGTCCCATCCCAGACCGTACACCACCGTTGCCTCAACGGCCTGACTAAACTCATAGGTGTGGCCTGTCTTGTCGTACAGCTTGCCGCCCCGCTGAACAACATCAATGGCTGCGCCTGCCTTTGTGGTGATGCTACGAGACTCCTTCGGCTCAACATCAATACGTAGGACGTTGTTAGCTATGAGGATCTCTTTAGTGGTTGCATCGGGGGTTAGCTTTACGAGGTACTCTCGGTTGAAGTGCCACCCCACGGACTGCACCTCTCTGTCTACCTCATCCAATGTGGACTGAGCCATGGCAGTGTCTGCCGATGTAGACCCAGTGAGTGAGTTCACGGGGGAGGCCCCGATGATTGCCAACATGATGTTGACGGCTTCAAGCCGAGAGGTGAGGTTCATGTATTATCCCGCAAAAAATAGGGGAGGAGAATATAAACCCTCCTCCCCATTAACCAACCTGCTTAAGGCTTAACCCGAAGCTCCGCTAAT